TGGTCGACGTGGTAGGTTTCGGCGTACAGCGAGCGGACGAGAGGGCCCATAGCCTGGTCTGGATTTGCATTGACCTCTTCGGCGTAGCGCATCAGCAGGTAGTGGCTGATCGGTAGTGCGTCTACCAGTTTGTGGAACAGGTGCATAGGCGGTGCTCCCATAAAAAGAAACCCGGCACGAAGCCGGGTTTCCAATACCACGCCGAGCGCTTAACCGCCAGGGGCGGCCATGTAGATCGGGAACTCGGCGATGATGTCGGCGATATGGAACAGATCGCCACCGGTCTGGAACTCCGCCGCGGCCGGCTCCAAGCACTGCAGCTCGATGCTGGTGGTGGAGAAGTCGGTCGGGTTCATGGCCAGCTCCATGCCGTTGCTGGCAGATGCCTTCCAGAAGTTCCAGGCGATCGGGCGCCCGTCGGCGAACTGCGACTGAATGACCTGCAACGAGAAGTAGCTGGTCTTGGTCACGGATTTGCCGATGGGGTTGGCCGCGAAGACCTTGGTCACCGACGCCGGGTAGTCGTGCAGCAGCGGGGTGTCGCTGTCCAGGGTCAGGGTGTCGGTGGCGATCGAGGAGATCTTCGCCACGGTGATCAGCTCCGGCTTGCCGTCGATGTAGATGGTGACCAGGCCGCCGACGGTGAAGTTTGCACCCTGGCCTGCACCCAGCGGTACCGACACCGATCCGGCGGTCTGCGCAGTGGCCAGCACGCCGGCCTTGTCAGCGACAACCACTTCCGGGGCCTCGCCAGCCATGATCTGCATGTTGCGGCGGCTGTACTCGCCGACGGTGCCGGTCACAGTGACGATGTTCTCGGTGATGGCGTTCGCCACCTGACGCTGCGGGAAGCCCGCGCGTTTCTGCACCGAGGTGTTGGAGATGCTGATGGTCACGTCATCGAGACAGCCGATGGAGTGCGACGGCATCTGCTTCAGAGCCAGGTTCATGGGGGCAATACGGATTTCCGCGGTGCCGATGGGGAACTTGTTGGTTTGCGGGGAGCCAAGGGGCATGTCAATTCTCCTTCAGGTTCTGAGTTCATCCAGCATTCTTCTGCCCAACTCGGCGGAGATGTCTGGTATAAAACCACGAAGTGCGTGGTTCACCAAGAGCTTCACGGCCTGGACATCCGTTCCGCCCATCCCCGTCATGTCGTTCCCGCGGCCTTGCAGAAACGGGTACATGACCAGTGACTGCAAAGGCTCTGGAAGCCTGGCCGGCGTGATCAGAACACTGACCTTCAGGCTTTTCGCTCCCCGTGGGATCGGTGCCGCCTTGACCTCTACCTTCCGTACCGCTTGAGGCCCAGAGAGCTGTTGAATGCTCTTGGCGACGTAGTCTAACAGCGTTCCGGTTTCATACCAGAACGAGTCGGTTATTTTTCGCTCGGCGTAGCGCTCGGTCAACGGCGCCCAGGGCCGCGCCAGGTCGATACCGGACACGCTGGAAACACCTCCACCGATGCCCTTGACGTTGCCTTCAAACACGTTCAGCAGCATCCGGTGCAGAGTGTTTAGCGACTGCCGGGTTACCGCCGCCCATCGTTCTGGCAGGCCAGAACGCTCGAATGACCGAAGCAGCGCCCTCCGGTTCTTCGTCTTGCCGTCGATTTGCCGTACCAGGTTCTGGCTCAGCGTCAGCGAGGCCCTGTTGGTCCTGACCTTAACCGCCATGGCAGAGCACCGCGGCCTTACAGCCTATCGTGCGGATTCCAGACTGCTTGTCGAACTGCTGAGGGTTCACGTCGGCGTCGGTGACCATCATCGCGCCGTACTCGGCAGTCTCCAAGCCGGCCTCACTGTAGTCGTGCAGCGTGAACCGGCTCTCCTGCTTGAACAGCTCCTGCAGCTCTCCCAGCATCAGCGCCAGGTTGTAGTTGCCGGCGTCATCGGTGGTTTTCACCCCGACGTTGAACACCGCCTCGTAGCGCGGCGCGCGTGGGCTGGGGTTGAGACGCATCAGCTGGTACAGAACGGCCGGGGCGCTGTTCTTCAGGACGCTCTCAAAGTTGCTGACGTCCTCCACCTCAGACACCGCCACCGACGCTCCGGTGACAGTGGCTACTTTCGCCACGGCGTCGTTGACCAGGCGATCCAGGGTGCTCTTGACGATCATCCACTCACGGCTGGCCATTTATCCCTCGCACGCGCAGCTGGCGCAGCTCCAGTTGCGCAAAGTTCTCAGTCACTGCGTACAGCGCGTTGTCTATGCGCAGGCGGCAGTCGCCAGGCAGCACGATGTTGGTCGGCAGGGTGACGGTGAACGATGTGTAGTCGACCCCGTCTAGCTCGTCCGAGCGCAGCACGCCGAAGCGGTCGAAGTCGACCCAGATCTGGCTGGCCACCACCCACTCTTTCTTCGGGGTACCGGATGGGCGCGGCGTGATCTGCTGGGTGAGGATCTCGCAGGCGTCGGCTGCCTCACGCATCATGTAGACGTTCAGGTACTCGCCGGAGCCATCCCGGTCTTCGTTGACCGACTCGACCATGTAGGTGCGGCTGGTGTCACTGCCAGGCCGGTAGTAGTTGGCCGCCGGCAGGAGCTGGCCGCCAGGGGTCTGCACCAGGCGCTTCTTCTGGCCGAAGGCGCGGTCGCTGATGAACCGGTCGTAGGGCGGCACGCGGCATTTGACCGGCGCCAGCACCCAGGCCCCGGCCTGGTAGGAGTAGATCGGGGTATCGCACAGCTCCACGATGATGTCACCGAGCAGCATGTCACTCCTCCAAGTCGGTCACCGGGTCGGTGGTCGGGGAGGATACGCCGAACGGGGTGAAGGTGACCACGGTCGGCTTCTGATCCTCCGGCAGCATGCCGACGATCAGGGCCCAGGCTCGATCGCGCTGCGCCTCTGCGTTGGCCTGCATAGCCGTCAGATCCATTCGATCAAAGCGGTCTGCCCGGGTCTTGCCATCGGTCTTGAGCTGTACGATGGCATTCCAGCGGGAGCACAGCAAAGCGGCGAGGAACCACTTCGCGTAATTCTTGATGGCCAATGCCATCATCTTCTCGGCAGGGGAAGCGCCGGAGGCCTCACCCGCGTCTACCAGCGCCTGGTAGGTCGGCAGCTTAGAGTAGAGGTTCAGCTGAAGGTCATCCTCGACGCCGCTGAGCATCAGACGGTCGTCGGGGATGTCTCCATGGGACAGGCCAGCTGCACCCAGGACTGCCTGGGTGTTGGTTATTCCGCCGAGAATATCCACGCTGGCCACTGGCTTAGTCCGCCTTGTATTCGACGACGTAGCCGGCCTTCATCTGCGAGTCCAGCAGGTTGCCCTCGTAGCGCTCGGCTTTCACCGGCACGTCGGGGGTAGCGCGCAGGCCGTCGCCGATGTCGTAGCTGAAATCAGTGGCGGAAACCACCAGCAGCATCGACTTCTTGACCTTGGCCTGGGCCTTGTCAGCACTCGGCTTGGCCTGCAGGTCAGCGACCTGAGCCTCCAGGGAACCTTTGGCAGCCGACAGCTCGCCTACCTGGGTCTTCAGGTCGTCGGCTTGGCTGGAAAGCTCGTCAGCCTTGGCGGCCAACTGCTGCTTTTCTTCGGTCACGGCTGCGATGGTTTCGTCAGCCTTGGCCAGTTGTTCTTGGGCAGCGGCCAGCTGGGCCTGCAGCTCCTCGATTGTCGGTGGGGTTTCTTTGCTAAGAGCCATTGTCGGATTCCTTTGGCGGGAGGTAATCAAAGGGGCGGGGCCTTGCGACCCCGCCTGCAGGTTACACGGTCATGGTGCGCTTGGAGAACGCTTCCTTGTAGAGGGTGTAGGCGGTTTCGCCGTAGTCCACACGGAAGGCAGTCAGGCGGCGCATCACGAACTGCTCGATGGCGCTGTAGGCTGCGTTGACGTTGATCACCCGACGCATGGCGTAGCGGGTGTCCAGGCCGATGATGGTGTTGGCACCGACCACGGAACCCTCGACGATCAGGATCGGCGGGGCGGTGGCCAGCAGGTTGTCCACGTTCGGCTCGAGGCCGAAGTTGGTACCCTCACCGTTGAAGTTGGTGTTGCGGTTCGGCTTGCCGTTGCGCCCTTCAACCGCGAACGCCGAATCCAGATCCATGATCAGGAGGTTCGGCTGCAGCTTCTTGTAGTTCTCGCGCAGGTACTTCACCAGAGCCTTGTGAGTCATGGTGCCGGCGGTGGTGATGCTGGGGTCGAGATCCTTGAAGGTGCCGCTGCTGGCCACGCCGGTTTCCGCCATATCGACGTCGCCGACGAGGATGCCGTTGAGGATCTCGTGGGCGTTGGCGATACGCTCGCCGCGCGACTGAGCCGACATGATCAGGGTGACCAGGTCGAGGGTGGTGGCAGCCAGAGCCTGATCGGTGACGGTCAGACCGATGGATTTCACCGGCACGCGACGGCTGATGTCGCTGACGGTGATGCCGACCATGTTACCCGGTTCGGTACCTTGCGAGATCGCCTTGGAGCGGGTGTTCTCGTTGTGGTTCGAGTTGATCAGCGGCTGGTCGAACTTCTCGCTGTCGATGGTCAGGGTGTTGGCGAACATGCGGTTGTAAGTGGACAGGAAGTCCGACTCGTCGGTACGCAGTTCAGCTTCCATCACGCGCAGGATCGTCTCCGGGTACAGCAGACGGGCCGACGGGGTGTTGGTGTTGTCACCGGACGGGCCGACGATGCCGGCCATGTTGATGCTGTCGCTCATAACCTCTTTCAGGGTCGGAGCGCGCAGGCCGGTCTTCTCGTCAGCACGCAGGAACATGCCGGCGGAAGCCAGGCACTGGCTGAACACGGAACCGAAGCGGGCTTCGTCGGTCTGGTCGCGGTACTTGCGGGTCAGGTACTGGGACAGGGTGAGGCCGGCGCGCGACGCGAGTTCGTAGTCCTTGGGGTTGACTTCGATCTCGTGGATGGTCGCGCCGTCAGCGCCGGAACGCAGCTTGTACTTGCTGGCACCTTCTTGCATGGTCTTACTCCTTAATGGTGGCAGGCAGAGCCGGCGCTGATTAACCGAAAATCTTGGACAGGGTGAGAACGGAGCCGGTGGCGCCGTTGCCGCTCTGGAAAGCTACCACCTTCAGGCGCTGGCCGTTGGCGCTGGCGGCTTTCTTCACACGCATGCGGACGTGGTACGGCGGGGTACCGTTCGGAGTGCCGATAGCCGCCTGGTCATCCGCCACTACCTCGTCGCCGATGATAACGCTGGTAGCGCCGGTCAGAACCGCGTCGAACAGCGGGGAGTTGACCGCGCGAACGGTACCCACCTTGTAACCGCCAGAGGTCTGGTTCGGCTCAACGCTGATCAGCTGACCTTGGATGGCGTCATCCGCCGCACAGAAAGCTGCACGGGAATCGCCGACAATCTTGACGGCCTTGCCGATGTCCTTGTCGGTGATGGTCGCCGACTCGGTGGTGTTGTTGCCCAACAGCACGGTGAAGTCGAGGTTGGGGATCTCGGCGCCGATAGTCGGTACCAGTTTGACTCGTTGTGCCATGACGGTTCTCCTTAGATCTTAGTGGCTTGCTGTGCGGCTTCGGCGACGGCATCCTGGCGAGGCCGCTGCTCGCCTTGTACCTGTTGATCGACCACCCCGGCAGACTTACGGCCGACCGGGATGGTCTTCTCGAACTTGTCTCGGACGTTCTGGTACTTGGACAGCAGAGCGGTCGGTTCCATGGTGTCGAGGTCGTCGGTGGTGGTACCGCGCATGGCGGTTTCCATGCGGTTGATAGCCTGAGCGGCAACACCGGATAGGCGCACCACATGGCCCTTCTGGACTTCCACTTCGGCTGCCAGCTTGTCTCGCTCGGCGGACATGCTGGTCAGCGAGGCCTGAGCCACGGTCAGATCAGCCTGCAGCTTCTGGATGCGATCCAGCAAAGCCGACATGGCGGCACCTTCGGCGGACTGGGCCGTCGAGGCCTGGGTCTCAGCTGCAGCGCTGGCGGCTTCAGCGTCCAGCTGCTCTTGGGACTCGCTACCGTCGCCGCCAGTACCCTGACCGCCGTCGTTTTCTTCGTCATCACCTTCGGCCTGAGCCGCGGTGAGTTGGGCGGCCAGACCTGCCTCAATACCGATGGACTCGAAGCTCGCGCCGGAGGCCAGCGCAGACATCTGCTCGTCGGTGAGAGTCACGCCAGCCTTCTGCAGCAGCGCAAGCATCTTTTTGTTCATGGCACCCTCGTCCATTTTCAGGTTTCGACCGGAGCCTGGAGATGGCACGGTCTTTGACATGGCGGAGAGCATAGCTTCGATCATGTCATCGAACACCATGATTTCATCCACCAAGTTCACTTTCAGCGCTTCAACGCCGCTGAATTCACGACCTTCCGCCGCGTTGGCACGGAAGGTTTCGCGGTTCTGTTGGCGCTTGCTGGACGTGTGATCCAGGAACGCGCCGTAGCTCTCGTCGATGGCGCGCTGCCACTCGGCAATAGCCTTCTCGGAGATCGGTTCATCCGGGTGGCCCAAGGCCTTGAACTCACCGGCACGGATCACCTTAGACTCAATGCCGATCCGCTCCATCAGCTTAGTGTGGCTGGTCATCACGGCGAACACGCCGATGGAGCCTACAGATGCCAGCGGTTCAGCCACTACGCGCGGACTGTTCACGCCAAGCCAATAAGCGGCTGAGCCCATGACGCTGCCGGTGAAGGTGGTGAACTCCTTCTCCTTGCCCATGCGCTCGATGAAGTTTGAAGTGCGGAACAGGCCGTTGCCGTTGCCGCCGCCGGACTCGACATGCAACACCACCTTCTCCACTCGCGGGTCGGCCATCACCAGCTTGACCGCCTGCTGGATCTCGCCGTAGGTGGTGATGTTGTAGCCGAACAGGCGCAGCGGCAGGTGGTGGTTCATCAGCGTGCCGGCGATGCTGATTACTGCCAGCTTGCCGTCGCCGTAGGTGTTGATCATGTAGTGGTCGGCGAACTGGTCGCGGCTCACGCCCTGGGTAGCGAGCAGCTCGGTGGCCCGCACGCGGAGGTTGGACAGCTCCATGGGCGAGAGCTCGGCCATGGTCAGCTGCACGTTGTTGTGCGCGTCGAGAGTGTCCTGCGAACCGTACCAGAGGCTGCCGGTCTTGGGGATAACCAATTGGTTGCCTTGGCCCTTCATTGGCTATCGCCTCCTGCTTTGGACGGTGTGTCCGGGGTAAGTGCCTTCTCTTGGGCGCCATTGTTGGGCGTCGCTTTGGAGGCGTCAACCGATTTGCTTTCGTAGAACCCGGTGCCTGAGAGTGGCTTGTAGCCTGCAGGGAGGGTACCGAGACCCTGCCGCACGGAAAATTCCAAGTCGGTGATCAGCCCCAGCGACAGCAGGCGAAGATCCCGATCCATCTCCATGGTGCGGAACGCCGCCAGCTCCGATTCCGGGCGGAGGTTGATCGAGTCCATCTTGAATTCGACGTAGACCAAGCTGCCCATGAGGCGGCAGCCGAGGGTCAGGGCCTTGCTCATGGACTCTTCGACACAGCGGCGCACCGAGCTGGCCACCTTGATGGTGATCAGCGATTCGGTGTTGGAGAGCGACTGGCTGCCCTCAATCCGCAGGCCCAGGGTCGACGGGTTGGATTTCAGGGCCGTGGCCAGGTTGCCGGACAAAGCGTTCATCAGGCTGACGTAGTCGGACTTCTCGCCCTCGGACTTGAGCATGTCGGCCTTGGCCACGTCGTAGGTGACGAAGGCATCCTCCGGCTCCAACTCGTTGGCGATGTCGACCACGCCCTGGCGGATCTCCTCAGCCCACGCGGCCAGCTTGTTCGGGTCGTCCTTGATCTCTTGCGGGGCGACCTCGGTGATGCGGGCGTAGTCGAGGGTGATTACCAGACGTCCGTGTCCTGCGCGCTTTACCGCTCGACGCATGTCCTGTAGGAACTGCTCGTAGGCACGACCCTCACGCAGGGCGGACTCGAACATCGGCCAGGCATACACGTCGTTCACCGCGCGGTGAAAATCGCCAACGAAGATGGTCGGGTAGTTCAGCTCTCGCTCTTCGCCGGTACCGCGTTGCACTGGGTACCGGTAGTCACCACCTTGGCGGTAGGTGAGGGTGTCATAGGGGAACGTCACCAGGCGATCAGGCACCCGCGAGTCGTCCAGTACCAGCTCCAAGCCATGACCACCCGAGCAGATGACGTCGTTGATCATCATCTCCAAGGTGCGGTCAATGCCTATTTTGTCGTCGTAACCCACCGAGTAGTCGGTGATGGTGTTCAGGCGCACCAGGAGAGCATTGAGCAGTACCTGGCCTTCCTCAGAAATCTCGTTGGTCGCGGGATCGTAGGCGGTCGCCTTCCACCCCGTCATCGCCATCTCGATCAGGTTGAAGTGGGCCGTACCCACCGTACCCATCTGCCGAACGGCGGCGCGTACCGCATCGGCGATCTTGTTCTGGGTGAGGTAGGTGTCCACCGTCTGGCGGAACAGCACCTCCGAGTTGCGCGTCAGGTCTTGGCCACGCTCAACCTCCCGGCCGGGCGGCTGGGACTGCTGACCAGGCCGCGCCTTCTTGGGCGCAACTATCTCGGTCAGGGCGGTGGTGTTCACCGCGGCGGTTTTAACAGGTGCTTTGGCCAAGGTAGGCTCCCCTCAAGTTACGGCAATTCTATCCGCAAAAAGCCAACCGGCAAGCCTATCGGCGCATTGTGCTACCCATGGGCGTCAAAACCATGCCAACTCGGTCAACCAAGCGGCGGGTGTCTTCCTGCTTCGAGCCGTCGTCAATCCGCACTTTGCCGGGCAGCGGCAGGCATCCCGGCTGGTCGGAAAGTCCGATGCTGCCCTTGAGCTCGGCCGCCATGTGGCAGTAATTGAGGGCGTGCAGGTAGTGGTCTTCGCCGCACTTCACCCAGTGCATCGCCGATTCGCTGGCGTCTTCGATGCTGCTGGCCGCCGAGTCCTCGTCGAGCTGGCGCATCTTCTTCATGCCCTTGAGGTGCTCGCTGATGATCGACGCATCCTTGACCGGCGCCCACTCGATGGCCCCCGAGTTGCAGTCCCGCACCAGCAGGTCGAACCGCTTGTCCCGGTGCGCCCGCACCACCCGCCGCTCTTCCTTGACGTCCAGGGTGACCATCGGCGAGGACAGCTTGTCGGCGTACTCGCACGCCAGGAACTTGGTGGGGTACTTGCGGGTGAGCTTGTCGGCGGTGTTGAAATCAGGGCCGGCGTCGATCACGCCAAAGGCCGGGCCGATGTTGTCCATCAGCTCACACACTCGGAGGAACAGAACGTCGTCACCGCCGCGGCACAACACCTGCTCGGCATGCACCACCCGCAGCTTGCCGTTCATCTTGATGCCCGCGATGATCCAGCTGATGGCACCCACGTCCACACCCAGGAAGCAGCCGGTGCGCATGATCACGCCCAGCGTCCAGGTCAGTATCTCGCCATTGCGGTACTTGAACACGGCCTGCGGGTCGAACGCCGACTCGCTGTCCTCGTGGACGTCGCCGACCTTGAAGTTCACCCAGTCCTTCTTCAGGGCGTAGTTCTTCAGCTGGCGGATCGTCCGCGCCGGGTGGTTGATCGCCGCCACGTCGTAGGGCGCCACCTGGTAGGAGTGGATGTCGCGGTTCTCGTAGGTGGCCACCCAGCTGCGCTTGGCAGGATCGACCAGGTTGGCCAGAGAGATCGGCTTCTTGCACTGCGGGCAGCACAGGTAGGTCTCGTCCACCCGCACCAGCGGGTCGGCCAAGTGGTACTTCTCGAGGTCGCGCGGCGTGCCGGAGAAGCCTGGCACCACCACGTGATCCATGAAGTTGGTCACCACCCACTTGCCGCAGGCGTCGTGCCGCACCGCGTAGTAGCGCTGGTCGCCTTCCTGAAACAGCTTGTCAATGCCGTAGCCGGCGACGGTCGGGGTGGAGAAGTCGCGGCGGAAGTCCTCGCCCTCCTTGTTGTGGCCAAGGCGCGAGTCGAAAGTGGTCAGCACCGACTGCTTGCAGAAGTCGTATTCGTCGCGCACCAGAAACTGAGCCGGCACCGAGATCGCGTCGCCCGGGGAGAACGAGCCCACCACGTACAGCGACATGTCGCCGATGCGCTTCAGGCCGACGTTGTAGTGCTCCTTGCTCTTGTGCGTGCTCAAGGTCGGCGAGTTGTCCACCACCCGGTCGATCCGGTCGGGTGAAAACTTCTGCACGAACGCCTTGGTCGGCAACACGTAGATCCCAGTCAGGTCACGCATGTAGCAGACCGCCAGGGTAAGGCGCACGCTGGCCTCGGACAGGCCGACCTGGGAGCACTTTCGCACCACGACGTGGGCGGCGGCCTCGGACAGGATGCCCATCTGGAACTCGTGATCGGCAAACGACCAGCGCAGGCGCTTGTTGCGCGGGTCTCTGGTGTTCTTGCAGATCCACTCGGGGATCTTGGTCAGGTCGAGCTTCTTGCTCAGGCCGGTTTCCACCCGCTCGAGGAAGTTGTCGTACTCAGGCAGGATCAGGTTACTCATACCACGATCTGCTCCTGGCTATGTTCCATGATCCACACCAGGGCCTTCAGCTCCGCCAGCGTCAGGTCACCGTCAATACGCACGTCGGCCCGGCCCTCGTGGCGCATCACGTAGGTGCCGGCGGCGGCCTGGCTGAGGATGTAGCGGGCCTGCTCCAGATCGTCATCCATCACGCGCTCACCTCTTCCAGGCGCTCACGGAAACGGCTCAGGAACTCCTCTTGAGCCTGGGGGTTCTGCTCGCCGAGGATCTCGATCAGAACAGCCTCCATGATTCGCTGGCGCTCCAGCGTACGCACGGCCTTCTGGTGACTGACCAGCTGCTTCATGGTGGTCACGCAGGCCGCCAGGGTCTCGCGGATCTCGCGGTTGGACACCGACTTGCCGGTGGCTGTCTGCTTGCTCAGGTTCGAGCGCATCCGCTTCACCAGCTTGATCATCTCGTTCATCTCGTCGTCGAGGGAGATGCTGGCGGCGTCCTGAGTCTCTCCCAGAATCTCCTCGTCCAGACCTCGGTCAACGATCTCAGCGATCAGGTGGTCGTGGATCACCCCGAGCTGCTCGTCGCTGTAGCTCTGCAGGTTCTCGAAGAAGAACGACAGCGCCCCGGTGGCGATGGCCGCCGGATCTAGCGGCCCGGGCGTCAGGTTCTGCGCAGCCAGGGCGTTGGCGAAGTCATCCAGATGACTTTGTGGTTTGCCGATTTCTGGCACGGGTCACTCTCCAGTAGCTCCAAGACACCTTGGCTGAAAGGTACAGCCCACGGAACGGGATGAACAGAGCTCGCAGGATCGCCAGCGCAACGATCAGCGGCGGGCCGACCAGCAGGGTCGCGGTGCCGACTACGACGCGGATGGCTGTAGCCACGAGCACGGCGTAGTCGCGCAGCAGTTTCCAGATCAGGCCGTCGTCGTAGACCGTCCAGCGGTTCCAGCCGTTGGGGTTCTGGCGGCCGAAGATGGCGCCGAACGCCGCCCTGATCTCGCGCGGGAGTGCTCGGTACTGGTAGCGTGCGTAATGCGAGAAAAAAGTTGTGAATTGGTTCACGCTTTTTTCTTCGTTTTTATCTTCCATCATTCGTCCTCGTTGAGCAGCTGACGGCTCACGGTGGACTCCACCACGCCCAGCATCTCTTCCACGGTCAGTAGCTGCCGGGGCGGCACCCACACCCCATTGTGGCGTACACGGAACGTCGTGACACCCTTGTCGTCATATTGGCGCTGGGCCTGGAAATCGTTGGACTTGAACTGGCTCGCCTTGTAGCACTCCAACTTGTGGCGGTGGGAAACCTCGCCAGTGTGGGTCGTGAGTACAAGGGTGAAGTCTGGCCGGCGGCGTTCAGACATGGTGTATTCCTCCTAACTTGCCATCAGTATGGGGCAAGTTAGGAGGAACTCAAAGCGATTAGAGCCATCCTTGGCGCATGAGCTATCCGTCGGGGAGACCGCCATCTCCCACGCCGTGCAGTGTATGCCAATTCCCTAGCGCGACAAAGTCGGGGCCAATCCCAGCACAAGCAGGGTGACCACGTCGTTGGCGGCCCGCTGCACCAGCAAGGTGTGTGCCATCCGCTCGAGCTTGGCGTCCACCTCCAGCACTTCGGAGTCGCTCATGGCCTCCGGGTTGTCCTGGTGCCAAAACGCCAGTCAACCCCACGACTGGATCTCAACTTCTTACCCGCCGTACTC